AAAAAAAAAAAACAATATGGGAATGGTGTTCAGTTTAGCAGAATAATGTATCCGGAAAAGATTATGCCGCGATTTGAATTATCTTGTTATAGGATTTTGGAGGAGGATTGAGTGTGTCGATAAAGGTCAAAGATTTATTACCTCTCATATGGTACAACGATATTCGTTTAGTTGTTGGTGCGAATGAAGAAGTTTGCTTAATACGAAAAGACTTCAATAAAAAAATACTTTCCGACGAGTGTCTCAATATGGAAGTAGAGTGTATTGAAAATGATGAATGCATTCTTGATACTGTAAACATTCATGTGAAGAAAGTATAGAGAGGAGATTATGATGTCTAAAGTTCCATTCGCTGAGTATAAAATTGGTTTTGAAAAATTTCTAAAAAGTGAAAGCGGAACAATTTATGTCCAGTGTAAGACATTTAATGAAGCTTTATACGAATTACAAGAATTGATGAAAATGGTCGACTTCGAGAAATTCCACGCTTTATCTTATTCGACTTCGGATAGACTTTACTATTGGAATTTTTATAAAGAAAATACGATTTTCTGTTTAACAGACAGAGGCAGTACCTTCACTCATATTAAACATGTTCGGGAAAAAGGGGGAAAAGTTTTCTCTTGTAAAGGATTTGAAAAGCGAATGAAATATTTTATGTATATTGATGGAAAGGAAGGTTCGACAAAATGATATTTACTTTTATTCAGCTACTTATCATGTTCATCACTGTTTACTTATGTGTTTATTCGCTGATTGACCGAGTGCTGAAATGCATCGAACACTGTGCAACAGCGAAAGCATACGGAAAATTCCGAGAGGCGGGAATTATGACAAAAATGGAAGCCGTTGAAGAAAATATAATCAAATCAACAAAGGAGAAGGACAATGTGGAAAAAGGAGTTAATTAAAAATAAAATATATGCAGTCATTTTAATGTGTGGCGGAGCGTTGGCAATCCCATGGTGTGATGGGGATGCAACGTTCTTTTTATTTTCCCTGATGATGGGGATACCGCTGTTCTTTGCAAAAGAAAATTGGATTTATGAGGGGGGAAGAAGATGATGGGACGAGCAGAGAGGAGACGTACTCAGAAATTAGAACAAAAAGCGAAAACCGCCACATACAATCTCACAAAAGAGCAGCTCAATATAGCGGTACGAGAACAAGTAGGAAAAGAGCTTGAGCGTATTAAGCAGGAAGCCACGGATGATGCCGTAAATACCGCTATGGTTTTACTCCTGACTCTCCCTTTGGAAGTGTTAATGGATCATTATTGGACAAAGACCTACGCCAAGCGTATTCCGAGATTTACTGAATTGGTTCTGGAATATTACGAACGCTGGCAAAATGGAGAGTTGGATATGGATAAGTTAAAAGAAGATTTGTGGGAGTATGGCGGTGTTAAATTAGTAGAAGGAGAGGGCGAAACAGCATGAAATATGTAATTGGAATTATTATCGGAATTGTGTGTCTGGCGGGAGTAATAGCATTAAAAGCAATTAGTGCGTCTACAACCTATATGGATGACTCTTTCCGATGGGGAGGACGAGATGGGTATTAAAAATGATTGTCGAAGAAATGCAGAGGGATATTCAGACCCGACTGCCTATGAAGCGCTGAAGAACATGGAACAGGAAGACGAACGGTTTCACAAATTATTGGACACTATCTTTGCTCTTTGTGAGTTGTCAGATTTTCATATTGAGGAACGGATCGTTATCAAGGACAAACGAACGGGACGAATTTGGAGGTGATATATAAACATGAATGATTTTCAGAAAGCAATTGATACGATTACGAAAGCATTTGAAGAATTTGCCGCCAAGTTAAAAGAGATGGCGGACACTCTGAACAAAGCGTTTGGATTATCGGTGCCCGAGAAAGAGAAGAAAAAGAGTCTAAGCTCTCCGGCTCGATATGGGATGTCTTTGAAAAAATTCCGAAGAGAATCTTTCATTAAACAATATTCTTACCGTCCGATTGCTCGGAAACATTTACCTTACCAGAGGAGAAACTATTAAAAACGTCTGTACAAAGCTTGAAGGTGGGTGAAAATTACGCCCACTTTTGAGTTTTGAAAAACGGGCTTTGGTCACTTTTATTTGGGCTTTTTGGAAAATGAGGGGAATTTTGGGGAAGGATTCGGACGATTTTGGTCAAATTTGTGGTCATTTGCCCACTTTGTGCCCACTTTTAAAACCCCGATTTGGTCAGTAAAAACCCAGTATTTATGCGGGTTTGCGGGCTCAAAGCCCACTTTCCCACTTTTTTTCTTAAACTATTATGATAGAAAGTTTAAATATATATAGTAATAGCGAAAAAAAAGTGGGTTTTTGACCACGAGTAAAAAATGGAGGAAATCATGAGCAAGATTAGTTGGGAGAGTTTATATGAAAATTTCAAGTCAATTTATCCAAGGTTGTCGCGGTCATCCGTATATTTTCGTCCGTTTGGGTATATGAGTATATTAGTGTACTTTGAAGATGGGATGAGAATGGTTTATGACGATCTCAGAAAACAGGCTCATATCACAGGTTGAAGAAAATGTCAAGAGCTAATAAAAAAATCTTTTCTTTATCAACGGTTTATGGTATAGTATAAGTGCCACACAATCAAATATCGCAAATTCGTTTAAGGGAATTCATTTTGGTAAAAAGTGTATTCTCTCTTTACTCATACCCTTAAACGGAGCGAGATTGTGTGGCAACAATGGGAGATGCATTTTTTCGGTGCGTCTTCTGTTGGAGGCGCACTTTTTTATTGCCCATATATTATTTGATTGAGAGGGATATACATTGGGAACGAATAATACGAATAAAAATAATAAAGGTTCAACAGATGTTATCGGTGTCATAAGTGCACTTGCTGGTTTGGCAACCGCGGCAACACCTTTGGTGGCAAATGCTATCAATAATGCAAAGAATAAATCTTCTGAAAAAACAGAAGAAAAGATTAAGATACCAGAATTATATCATAAAGGATTTCCAATAGATCTGGAACAAGCAGTGAGGATGTTAGAGGATTGTGGACTAAAAAGTTCTACAAGCAAACTAACCATAAAGGAAGCAAATCCACGATATAAGGACTGTTTTGATTCTCAGGTTATAGGTTCGAACCCTAAACAAGGAACCGTCGTTAAAATCGGCTCGACAGTATGTTTAAGATACATACCAGATGAAGTTATTATTGAAAGTCAAAAAATATTTGACGAACTGCAACGCAACAAAAAAGAATCCAAGGAACGCACTAGAGAAAATCTTTCGGTTGTTGCGAAAAGGACAAAACAGAGCGTGACAAAAATCTTTAAAAGAAATAACAAAGAAAAAATAATAGGGGAGGATATGCCAAATGAGTAAAAGCGGAAAAAAGAAGAGGAGTACAGCCGGATTGATATTGGATGTAATACTCACGTTATGTACTGGTGGATTATGGTTAATCTGGATATTGATACGGTATCTCAGAAATAATAGTTAAAATTGAATATTGGTTAAGTGAGACAGAGATTCTTTAACGAGTCCCTGTCTTTTTTATTTTCATTTGGTATTTTTTTGCGCGCGAAAAAAACATAGACTGTTATGAAGAGAGAGGGTTAAAACAGCCATTCTCTCTTTTATTTTGGAGAAAGGAGGCTCATCTATGCTTGAAAGTGAATTTCAAAACAAATTGATTCAAGAGTTAAAAAGAATGTTCAAAGGCTGCATAGTTACAAAACTCGATGCCAGTCATATTCAGGGTATTCCTGATTTGTTAATTCTTTATAACGATAAATGGGCCACCTTAGAATGTAAAAAAAGTGTACGCGCCAAGAAACAACCAAATCAAGAATATTATGTTGGACGAATGAATGAGATGTCATTTTCAAGATTTATTTGTCCGGAGAATAAGGAGGAAGTGTTATATGATCTTCAACAAGCATTCCGCTCTTGAAGGGCAACACGCCTTTCTTGGTGCGAGTAAATATCATTGGATCAATTATGATGAATCCAAAGTTGCCGAGTCATATTCAAAATTTTTGGCAACTCAAAAAGGAACTGAACTTCACGATTTTGCAGCGAGATGTATTACTCTCGGTCAAAAACTTCCAAAATCACAGAAAACATTAAATATGTATGTGAATGATGCCATTGGTTTTAAAATGATTCCAGAGCAACCCCTGTTTTATTCGGAGAATTGCTTTGGTACAACCGATGCAATCGTGTTTCGAAATCGGATGCTTCGTATTCACGATTTAAAAACAGGTGTCATTCCAGCACACATGGAGCAGCTTGAAATATATGCGGCTCTTTTTTGTTTGGAGTATAAAATTAAACCGGCTGATATCGACATAGAGTTGAGAATTTATCAGAGCAATCAGATTTTATATGAAAATCCAACAGCAGAAATCATCGTTCCAATCATGGATAAAATTATTACATTTGACAAAGTAATTAACAAAATCAAAGAACAGGAGGGCTAAATTATGAATCCAATTGCGGAAGAAATTTTAATGCATTATGGAATGCCTCGCCGTTCTGGACGCTATCCATGGGGCTCTGGTGAAAATCCATATCAGCATAGTGGAGATTTTCTTAGTCGAATAGATGAGCTGAAGAGCCAGGGAATGAGTGATACGGAAATTGCAAAAGCTATGGGATTAACCACCACACAATATCGTACACAGAAATCATTGGCGAAAGATGAGAGGCGTGCACTGGATGTGGCAAGGGCGAAGTCTCTTAGGGAAGACGGACTAAGTCTAAATGAAATTGCAAAAGAGATGGGGTTTGCAAATGATTCATCTGTTCGTTCTTTACTGAATGAAAATTCCGAAGTTCGCATGAACCAGGCGAAGACCACTGCTGAATTTATCAAAAAGCAAATTGATGAAAAAGGTATGATCGATGTCGGTGCAGGTGTAGAAAGAGAACTTGGCATTTCAAAAGAGAAATTGAATGAAGCTCTCTATATGTTGGAGATGGAAGGCTATCCTGTTTATGGAGGTAGAGTGGATCAGATAACAAATCCGGGTAAAAAGACTACTCTTCGGGTAATCTGTCCTCCTGGAACAGAGCATAAAGAAATTTATGATTTTGAGAATATCAATTCTTTGAAAGATTATGTGTCCCACGATGATGGAGAAACCTTCGATCCTAAATTTGTTTATCCGAAAAGTATGGATTCTAAGCGACTTCAAATTCGCTATTCCGAAGATGGCGGTGAATTGAAAGATGGAGTTGTTGAAATTCGTAGAGGTGTTGATGATTTGTCTTTGGGAGAATCGCATTATGCACAGGTACGAATTTTGGTTGACGGAAGTCATTACATTAAAGGTATGGCGGTTTATTCCGATGACTTGCCGGATGGTGTAGATGTTGTGTTCAACACCAATAAGAAAAAAGGAACTCCTAAAATGGATGTTTTAAAACCAATCAAAGATGATCCGGATAACCCGTTTGGTTCTTTGATTAAAGAAGGCGTTAATGATCCCGACAACCCGACTTCTGTGAAAGGCGGTCAGAGCTATTACTATGATAAGAATGGTAAGAAGCAGCTTTCACTAATAAATAAGCGTGCGGAAGAAGGAGACTGGGGAGAATGGGCGGATAAACTTCCATCACAGTTCTTATCTAAACAGAGTCGAACCTTAATTAAGAAACAACTTAATCTGGCAGCAGCAGATAAGCAATCAGAATTTGATGAGATTTGTTCTTTGACTAATCCGACTGTAAAGAAAGCTCTTCTAAAATCTTTTGCTGATGATTGCGATGCAGCGGCAGTCCATTTACAAGCGGCAGCTCTTCCTCGTCAGAAGTATCAGGTTATTCTTCCTTTAACTTCTATTAAAGATAACGAAGTTTATGCTCCGAACTATAAGAATGGAGAAACTGTGGCTTTAGTTCGTTATCCGCATGGAGGAACCTTTGAGATTCCCGTTCTGACAGTAAACAACAAACAAGCTGAGGGAAGAAGAGTTCTTGGGAACACGCCGGCGGATGCCATCGGAATCAATAAAAAAGTAGCAGATAGACTTTCTGGAGCAGATTTTGATGGTGATACCGTTATGGTCATTCCATGCAACTCATCCAATAGTAGAGTGAAAATCACATCGACTCCACAGTTGAAAGGTCTTGAGGGATTCGATCCTAAAATGGCGTATGGAACAGTCAAAAAGGGTGGTGACTACTATAACGAAAGCGGTCAGAAGATTAAGATTATGAATAATACTCAGACAGAAATGGGTAAAATTTCAAATCTGATTACTGACATGACGTTAAAAGGAGCTACTCAGGATGAATTAGCAAGAGCGGTCCGCCATAGTATGGTTGTTATCGATGCCGAGAAGCATAAACTCGATTATAAAAAGAGTGAGCAAGATAATGGAATCACAGCCCTGAAGAAAAAATACCAGGCTCATGAAAATGATGATGGTTATGGTGGAGCTGCTACGTTGATTTCAAGAGCAAAGTCTGAAACCTCAGTGTTAAAAAGAAAAGGAAGTCCGATTATCGATAAAGAAACCGGTGAGCAAAGCTGGAAGACTGTTCGAGAGGAGTATGTGGATAAGAATGGGAGAACCCAGGTACGAACTCAGAAGAGTACCAAGATGGCAGAAACCAGAGATGCTCGGACACTTTCATCTGGAACTCCTCAGGAAGAGGCGTATGCGGACTATGCTAATACCATGAAGGCCCTGGCTAATCAGGCTCGTAAGGAGATGATTAGTAGTGGGAAAATAGCTTACTCCGCTTCTGCAAAACAGACTTATCAAGTTGAAGTGGACTCTCTTATGTCAAAGTTGAATGTTGCTTTAAAGAATGCCCCTAGAGAACGTCAGGCACAGACCATGGCTAATTCTATTGTGGCTGCTAAAAAGAAAGACAACCCAGACATGACAAAAGCCGAAATCAAGAAGGCTAATCAACAGGCTCTTACTGCGGCTCGTACCGCTGTTGGTGCAAAGAGAACGCCTATCGAGATTACAGATCGTGAATGGGAAGCAATTCAAGCGGGAGCTATTAGCGAGAATAAACTTACCCAGATTCTTAACAACACAAACATAGATACTGTCAGACAAAGAGCCACGCCTCGTGTGACAACAACACTAAGCCCAGCAAAAGCAAATAGAATCGCAGCCTTGAATGCTTCGGGTTATAGCACTGCTGAGATAGCAGAAGCTTTAGGTGTATCGAGTTCTACAGTGTCGAAGTATCTGAATGGAAAGGAGTGAACAAAGTAAAATGGCAAGCAAATGTATGCTTACAACTGTTGATAATCCTTTTGATCCATTTGAACAGTTCACTTCATGGTTCATGTTCGATGAGGAAAAAGGTTATCATACATGTTCGTATCTTGGAAGAATTGCGAGAACATCCGATCAACTTTCAGAAGAAGAAAATGAGTTGGAAAATGAACGAGCAATTGATGAAATTTTGAAATATGATTTTCGGAATATCTATAAAAAAGTTGTGCAAAAAACATAATCATATTGCGGTGTAATGGTATAGGGGGGTGTCGCGAATTATGCCCCCCCTCCGTCAT